TACCGCCAAAAAAGTTTTTACCATTTATATCTGTTTTAGATAAAAAATTTAAAAAGTTATTTTTTAATTCAAAAAATTTATTTTTTCTTAATGTATGAACTTCTTCACTATTTTTTTCTTTACCGTATAACAGTATCTCATTAAAATTAATGGTATACAAAATTAATTTTGTTAAAAAATTTAAATCATCATATGTTTTTTTTGTTATAACTGATTTAATTTTATTGATAGCTAAATCATAATCACCTTTTTCATAATAGTCTGAAATTACTTTATATTTTTTACTAAGTTCTTCATCTGTCGTTGTAGTAGTAAGATCTAAATATTTTTTATTAAATAATTTAGAAATAGAGTTTTTTGTAAAATTAATTTGATCGTCTAAAGCTCTTGAAGCCCGATTAAAATTATTATCGTCTTCATAGTCTAACATATCATTAAATGCTATATCTGAATCAGTACCATAAATAGAAAGTAAGGCGTTATAATCAAAACCAACAGAGTCTTCGGTAAAATCTTTATTTTTTTCAGCAAAATATTTTATCGTATCAAAAGTCAGTATTTTATTATACAATTCATTTTTAAACTTATCTAAAACAACATCTTTCATTTTACCTAAATCAACACCTTTTAATTCTCTATTAGCCTTAAAAGGGTTACAGGAAGCTTGTAGTAAACCTAAAGGCCATGCTATAACAAAAAAGTTAGCATCAGGATATAATTTAAAAGGTACATATCTATCATAAGAACCTGGTTTAAACATTGAACCCCCGCCATATTGAGATATTATCCCATATTCCTCATCATATTCTACATTACTATTTTCAGATTGTTTTTGAATATAATCTTCTAAATTTTGTTTCATTTCTACAGCTGAAGCATAACCCTCTTCTTTAGCTAATTTAACAATATTTAAATAAATGTTTAAAAGTGAGGGGGTGGAATTTAAAACAAGTCTTTCTAAAAATTTTGGTTTATTTTTGTAGGCTAATAACAATTTATTTGTTACTAATGCCATAGCTATTTTATTATTAACAAACTCTTTTGTTTTATCTAATTTAAAAATGTAATTCATTACATCATCAGGTGTAATACCTAATCTTGCGTAGTCAGCACTATCTACTGTAGATATCATCATAATATCACTTGAAGGGAAAACATCTTGTGGTGATAATATTTGTGAAATAGTTTCTACATTTGAACGAGAATGTCTAAAAGATGTTGATGTACCCTTATCAACCCCCACCTGTGAATCATGGTGGTCTGTATGTATAACAAACATTGGTTTACCATGAGCAAAGTCAACCAACACCGGCATTATATCACCACTAGCATCAGGTTTTTTAATAGAAAATTCTTTATCTCCATATTGAATTATTTCCGCATCAACCGTTTTAATACCGTACTTTTCAAGGTAAGCTTTCATTGCTATAGCGGTGGTAACACCATCTAAATCTTGGTGAAAATAAATTTTAGCCTTTTTATATCTTTTAGCTAATTTATTTATATTTTGTATACCACTTTCGGATATAATTTGTTTAATAGAGTTTTCAGTAATAATCATTTTACTTATTTTCCAATAAATATCACTGATTTTGATTCAATTTAGATTTAAGTTGATTAATGTGATGATTTAAATACCAAGAGGCCTTATTTAAATCCTCCAATTCTTTATTAGGGTCTTTTTTTCCTGCTCTTGAAATGTACTTTACCGTGTTTCCCAAAGAAAACCCCAGTCCCCACGCATCAATAACTTTTATCGCTTCATATAAATTGTCTTCACCCCCATAATGTGTAGGATGGTTAACCTGTTCTTTTCTTGGTGGCGGTGGTGTATTTTTATAGTTCAAATCATTATTCTCCATTACTTTTGTTTTTAATTAAAAATACTTATATTTGTGGTAATAAAAAAGAGTGTATGAAACTAGAAAAAAATAAAAAATTAAATATCCTTGAAAAAATATCTCTTTGGTGGAGATTTGAGGGTAGGTATTACCATAGAGATTTTAAAAATGGTATTAAAAACCTTTGGAAGTGGTTTCCTGTTATATGGAAAGACCGTGACTGGGATGACCATTATATTTTTGAAGTTTTAAAGTTTAAACTTAATAAACAGGCTGATTATATTGGTGGTAGAGGTAATCACGTTAGTGCTAAAAGAGATGCTGAAATTATGCGTCTTGTTACTAAATTAATTAAATTACAACAAGATGAATTCTACGGTATGGAATATATGGATTACCATAACACTGATTATGACTTTGTTCCAACTGACTATAAAATTGATGGTAAAAAGTGTTTTGAAATGAAATCAACCCTAGTTAGTGAAGATTTTGATTCTTACTTTAAAAAATACCCAAGACAATACAAAAGAGTTTTGTCTGGTGATATTAGTAGATACAAAAAACCTATAGAAAAATTGACAAAAGAATTAATTGCGATGGAAATTGCACACGAAAACCAAGACAGATGTAACAAACTTATCTTTAAACTTCTTGAGGGGAATATTCAAAAATGGTGGAATTAAAAATACCCCCGTATAAATTGGTTAAATAAATCTTCTTCTATATTCATAGACACATGTTCATCACCGATTACAGTGTCTATGATTTTTCTTTTCTTTTCCAAAATATTAAACATCATCTCATCTATTGTACCGACGGCTATTGGATAATATACATTTGTTGTCGACTGACTACCTATTCTATGTGCTCTATCTTCAGCCTGTGCATGGTTAGCTGGTACAAAATCTAAATCATTCATAATAACAACTTCCGCTTCTGTGAGTGTAATTGCTGTACCTGCTGAAACTAAATTACCAACAAAAACCATAATATTTTTGTTACTTTGGAATTGGTCTACCGAATTTTGTTTTTGTGTGCTATTCATTTTACCATTATGACCTACAGCAATTTTACCAAAATGGTTCATTAAAGCATCAAATGAGTGTGTGAAATTGGTAAATATTATAACTTTCTGACCATTCTCTATTGCTTGTTCAGTTAATTCAATCGTTTGTTTTGTTTTTTCTAAAGCCAAATATTTTCTAAGAACAACTAACTCAACCATATGTCTACCAGCACCCAATCTTTTACCTTCAGATTTTGCCCATTCTAAATATTCTTCAAAAACATTGCCATACTCTTTCATATCATCTATCTCAATGTAGTAAGGAGCTACTATTTTTGGTGGTAAATTTAGGTGGTCTTCTTTTTTTCTTCTTAGTATTAGATTTTTAGTCCTTTCATGTAACTCTTCTAGGTTAGAAGCACCATCAGTCAACCAAATATCTTTATATGTACCGTTTTTTAATTTTTTCTTAAACTTTTTACCATCACAATATCTAAAAGCGTATTGTTTCCAACTAGCCGTAACAGGTGAATCACATATCTTTAATAAATTAAAAAAGTCCATGGGTCTGTTAGCTAAAGGAGTACCCGTTAACAACCACCTTCTTTTTATGTTTTTACTTATTTGATTTATTATTTTAGCTCTGTTACTTGACGGGTTTTTAACCATATGTGCCTCATCTAATACGATTAACTCAAAACCCTCGTTATCTAGATGTCTATATATTTCATGTTCTTTATATACTTTTCTACCATCTATTATGGTATGAAAATTTTTCAATATATCATAATTTATTATAGTATATTTTTTGGGATTCCAATGACCAGATTTAATAATAGAGATGTCTTCTTCTGGTATATAGGCATTTATCTCCCTAAACCAATTTATTTTTGCGTTAGCCGGACAAACGATTAATATTTTTTCTGAACCAGATTCTATTGAAGCTATGGTTGACATTAAAGTTTTACCTAAACCCATGTCATCACCCAAAACCCTATTATTTTTAGATAAAAGAAATTTTATCCCCTCCTCCTGATGTGGAAAAACTCTCCAACCACGTTTATCCATTTTAGCATACTTTTCGAAGTCAACGTCAACCTCTTTTTCAATATCATAAAGATTTTCGGATACTTGTGTTTTGGGTACATAAAAAAGTGGTGAGTATTTTTGATTTTTAAATACTTTCCCTTTTACGTGATAACTTTTTTCAGTTTCACCTAAAACAGCCTCAACTAAAATTTTTTCAGGAATATGATTTAAATCAAATTTTTCTTGTAATTGTTTACCTAAAAAATCGGTTATAGTAATAACCTTATTAACTTCCAAAGGTTCCCTATCAAAATTAATATCAACGTATTCAGCTAAACTGGGTGATATTGGAAAAGGACCTTCTTTTTCCAATCTTTTCTTTAAAGAAATTAAGTACTCATTTGTACCCTCATATTCCTCTAATTTAAGTAAAGCTTTTCTATTTTTTAGACTATTGATATCGAGCATAGATAAATAAATATAAAAAGAATTAAAAAAAAATAAACTAAATGGGATGAGTAAATATTTATAGATAAAACTTTATATGGCAACTAATAAAAGACCCATAAATCGCTTGCATAAATTTTATGATAACACAGACTTCAATTTAGAAAATGAAATGTCTCGTGAATTTATTGAGGGTGATTTAAATTTTACTGTTGTCCTATTTAAAGTGGATAGGATAAAGAGTCAAACTGATGATGTTTATGGTGAAGCAAGTGCTAATGAAATAATATTTTACCCACCAAAAGAATTAAAAGTTAGACCTCTTTTAAATGAACCAGAGTCTAAAACTTATTCTGAGGGTTATGGTAGATACCAAGACTATGGTAACTTTAATTTCACTGTTTTTGTAGACCATCTTAATGAATTGAATACTGATATTGATTATGGTGATTACATTGGTTATCCGGATTTTGAGGATAACATAAAATATTTTACCGTAGTAGATGATGGTAAAATATTTTCAGACAATGCACATACAAGACTTGGTTATAAAGGGTATTATAGAACAATTAAATGTGTAGTTGCTGATACAAATGAATTTAACCCTAATTATTAAAGAATAAATGGCTTTACCAAAAAAGAGAAAAACTAATATCCAAATAAAAAGTATTGACCCCCAAGGAGGTCCTGCTCATTGGGTTGACCAATTTATAGATAAAAACAAACAATTTCTGCCTAGGTCAGTTGATTTAACTGATTTAGACGAAGGTTTTGTAGAATTTGTTAAAGCTGATTTAGGTGTTGTAATTGAGGGTGAAAAAGTACCTGTTAATTTTTTAACATTACAAAGGTGGAATGAATTTGCTAAAACTTGGCAAAATACAGATAAATATAAAAACTTAAAAATACCTTTTATATCAGTAGTTAGAAGACCTAACCCTGAAACTGGTACAAATCCAGCTGATTTTAAAATACCTGTAAGAAAAAAATTTCCATATATGCAAATACCAATATGGGATGGTAATCGTAAAGGAATGGATATCTATAGTATACCTAATCCTGTTGGTGTAGACATGGTTTATACTGTACGTCTTTTTAGTTATAAAATGCGTGAGTTAAATAAGTTACATCAAAAAGTATTACAAACATTCGCGTCGGCTCAGGCATATGTTAATATTAAAGGTCATTATTTCCCTATTTTATTAGAGAGTATGGGTGATGAAAGTCAAATAGATGATTTAGAAGGTAAAAGATTTTATGTCCAAACATACGAAATGAAACTACAAGGTTATATTGTTGATAGTGAAGAATTTGATGTTAAACCAGCTGTCACTAGAGCTTTTGTTTCTTTTGAGGTTGGGGACAAAAAACCTAAACCAATCTTTAAAATTATTAAAGATGAGACAGAGAATGATAAAACTTTAAAAGTAATTGTTCAATTCTTACCTGGTTCTTTCACTGAAATCACGTTGAGTTTGGATTCATCGTCACAAATAACTTCTATTCAACCAGAAAATGTTATAACATACACAATATTAAAAAACGGTTCCCCTGTTACGTTGCCTTTCACAGCAAACGAAAACGATTCCATATTTATTAGTATCGTTAAAGATGATACTACAAAATTTAGTGAAATAATACTTAGAGGATTAGTGATAGTATAATGGGTGGAAACGGATGTAATTCTGAAATAGTAAAATACTATGTAGTACAACCACCTAGTGGTGGTGGTGGTTTTACAGGGACTACTGGTGATTTTACCATAGGTGGTGATTTATATGTTTGTACAACAGGATCAACAATTTATACCAATTCTATAGATCCTTGTGATACGGGTGTAACAATCTCAAACATAATAACAATTAATACTAATGGTACTATTATACCAACAAATGATAATTTTGTTGATTTAGGGTCACCAATAAGAAGATTTAGAGATATAAATACAGTTAGTGGAACATCCACTGTATGGACATCAACAAATCAAGTAATAACACCAAATTTAAATCTAGGTTTAGATGGATTAGGTGAACAAAGAACAATAAACGCTAATAACTCTATCATACAAGATGATACATTATTAGGTGGGAGTTACTGATAATAACAAATATTTATAAAATAAAAAAAAATGGCAATTAGAAACACAAGACTTATATTAAAAAATTCAGACATTGTTAATAGGCCTTTACCATCTAGTTTATTAAAGGGTGAAGCTATTGTTAACACTGCTGATGGTATAGTATTATTTTCGGGAGTTACTACATCTACGGCTGAATGGACACCGGCTGGAACAGGTACAACAGCTAATTTCTTTGAGGTTGGTTCTAACCTTTATGATTTAAAGATTAGAAATCAAATCACATCGTATAATAATTTAACAAATCTTTCTGGTAAATTTCTTTCTGGAACAACTAATGGTTTTGTTTTAGCTGATATAGCTGATATAGCTAACACATCTGATAGTTATGTTACTGGGGCAACATGGTCACCTAACACTTTAACATTAAAACATAACTTAAATAGACCAGATGTCACTGTAACCATTAATGACTTTAATAACGTTTCTTTATACGGTATAACAAATGTTAATGGTGATTTAACTGTCACTGGAACAACAACGTTAAATGGTCCAGCTTATTATAACAATACTGCATCAGTTTCAAATGAAATTGTTAATTATGGTTTATTAACAGCGTTTTCACAAACAAACGATGTTTATGTAACAGGTAATACATTAACAGCGGCTAATGATAATACAGCAACACAATCAGCTCAATTAGAATATCATGGTGTCCCTGTTGGTGGACCTTATTTCATAACAACTGAAAACACATTCACAACAGGTGGTACATGGAACTCAGGTTCAACCTCAATTGATTTCACAAGAAACGATGGGGTTACTTATAGCGTTAATTTATCTAACATTGATGTTAATGATACTTACGTGACAGGTGGTACGGTAACTTCATTAGGTGATTTAGATTTATTTAGAAATGATGGTGTAACTGTAACAGTACCAAAAGTTACCTATTGGACATCAGGTTCTACAGGTAGTTTTTCAATTAAAGCTATTAATGGTTCTGGTCTTGATTCCACAGGAGATAG